TCACTATTTGCAAAATCTATTTTTTTTTAAAATAACATCATGGTTGCATTTTGGAACATTAATATGGCACCATCGTCCTAACATAAATATTGGTTCATCTACTTTAAAAAGTTTATTTATAAAACTATTAATGTTACTAATATTCATAATATTGCTATTAATAAATTTAATCATAATTATAAATTTATTAATAAAATTCATTTTAAATTTGTATTTCAATTTTATTTTTATATATTATAATATTTTGACAATATATTTTAAAAAATTGATAAAATTATATATAAAATACTAATAATTTAATTTTAATTATGGAAAATATATATAATATATACCTGGGATTAGCAGTAGCTAATATATGGTCATTATTATTAATAACATCTTTTATTTTACTTAATTATTCTAATACTATATTATTTGAAATTGGTCCATCAGATAGAATTTTATTTGCCGGATTAAAAATAAATACATGGAATAAATGGAATTGTGTTATGTTATTTTCAACATTATCTCAAGTAATGGATAGTATAATATCAGCAACATTAAGTCCATATGTTAGTAATGTTATTAAAGATCATAAAACTATTAATAAAGGTTCATTTATTGTTGCACATTTTATTGTTCAATCTCGTGCAATTTTTCATTGGTTAAATGAAATAGGACATATATATTTATGGATTACATTGCAAATACAATTTATTTTACCGGCATTAAGTATTGATCTTATTATTAGATTCTTTACTACAGAAGGATATCTTCGATCACAACAAAATATTAATATATTATAAAAAATTATAAAAAATTAATAAAATATTATTAAGCTCCACACATTAAACATCCTTCTTCTTTTTCTTCATTTTCTTGACTTTCTTTTTTCTTTGGCTCAATTGTAAATTGTTGTGCTTGATGTTTTGCCTTTCGTCGTAAATAATAAATTCCTGTTTTAAGACCTGATTTCCAACTATAAAAATGCATATTTGTTAATGCAGATGGAGTAGGATCTTCAATCCATAAATTTAAACTTTGTGATTGACAAATATATATTCCTCTATCTTTAGACATATCTATTAAATCTTTCATACTCATTTCCCATACAGTTTTATATTTTTCTTTAATATGTTTATCTAATCCTTCTATAAATTGTATACTTCCTTTATTTGCAACAATATTATTTTTTAAATCTTCATTCCATATTCCTAATTTTGTTAATTCTTCTACTAAGTATTTATTAACCATGACAAATTCACCAGCTAATGTACGTCTACTATATAAATTATTTGTTATTGGTTCAAAACATTCATTATTACCTAAAATTTGACTAGTACTTGCAGTCGGCATCGGTGCTGTTAACAAACTATTACGAGATCCATATTTAATTATATTTTCTTTTAATGTTTTCCAATCATAACGTTCACTTGTGGGTTGACTTTCCCATAAATCAAATTGTAAAATACCTTCACTTAATGGTGAGCCTTTAAAAGAACTATATGCACCAATATAGTCTTCTTCTAAATTATCAATTTCTGCTTTAATAGGTTGTAATTTATTTAATATATGTTGTAATTTATTATCTATTTTAATAACATTTACTAATGATGCTTCACTAATATTATATATTTCATAACTTCTACATTCAGGATTATTATCAGTAAAATTCCAATTATTTAACATATAATGTTCTTTAAGAAAATACATATCACTTAAACGTTCTTTACTGATTAACATACTTTTTTCTAATGCTGCATAATATATTGTTTCAAAAATTAATTTATTTGTTTCTTTTGCTTCATTACTAGTAAATGGTAAATTCATTTTAAAAAATACATCTGCTAATCCTTGAACACCAATACCAATTGGTCTATGTTTAAAATTAGAACGTTTAGTTTTTTCAGTTGGATAAAAATTAATATCAATAATATTATTTAAATTTTCAACCAAAATTTGTGTAACTTTATATAATTCTTCATAATTAAATGTTTTATCTTCATTAACATACATTGACAATCCAATTGATGCTAAATTACACACTGCAGTTTCATTAGCATCCGAATATTCTATAATTTCAGTACATAAATTACTTGATTTAATAGTACCAAGATTTTTTTGATTTGATTTTTTATTACATGCATCTTTATATAATAAATATGGTGTACCAGTTTCCATTTGTGCATCTAAGATTTTTACCCATAAATCACGTGCACTTATTTGTTTATTATAACGTTTTTCTTCTTCATATTTTAAATATAATTTTTTATATTCTTCACCATAACAATCACTTAATCCAGGACATTTATCTGGACAAAATAGGCACCATTCTTTATTACTAAAAACACGTTCCATAAATAAATCACTTAACCATAAAGCATAAAATAAATCACGACATTTAGATTCTTCATCACCATGATTTTTTTTAAGTTCTAAAAATTCTTCAATATCAGGATGATGCGGTTCTAAATATATAGCAAAACTACCATTTCTTTTTCCACCTTGATCAACATAACGAGCAGTTTTGTTAAATACTCCTAACATTGGTATTAAACCATTAGATGTACCATTAGTGCCTCTAATATGTGATCCACATGATCTAATATTATGTACATGAAGACCTATACCACCCGACCATTTAGAAATTTGTGCACATTCTTTAACAGTATTAAAAATACCATCAATTGAGTCATCTTCCATACCAATCAAATAACAAGAACTTAATTGTGGACGAGGTGTTCCTGCATTAAATAATGTAGGAGTAGCATGAATAAAATATTTTTGACTCATATAATCATAAGTAGTTTTGACTTTTTCAATATTTGATCCATGAATAGTAATAGAAACACGCATCCACATATGTTGAGGACGTTCAACTATTACATTATTACACTTTATCAAATATGCGCGTTCTAATGTTTTAAAACCAAAATAATCAAAAATAAAATCTCTTTTATAGTCTATCATAGAGTCTAATAGTTCTTTATTTTCTTCTACAATAGCCATAATAGTATTACTAATTAATTTAAAACTATTATTATTTACATCTTTAAAATTATATAATTTTTTTATAGATTCATAAAAAGAATCACTAGTATTTTTTTGTAAATTTGAAATAGAAATTGCACTTGCTAATTTATTATAATCAGGATGTATAGATGCCATTGAGCAACATTGTTGCGCAGTTAATTCATCTATTTTAGTTGTTTCAATATTATCATATAATTGATCTATAACTTTCATAGCAAGTTGTGCATAAATTATATTTTGTAAATTAAATTCTTTACAAATGGATTTAATACGTTTTAATATTTTATCAAAAGAAATTGGTTCTTTTTTATTATTTCTTTTAATAACATACATATCATTTGTATTATTTTTATTATTTTTCATATTATAGTTACATTATAAATAAATTTTAAATATTTTTTATATATATTAATTTAATAATTATGAAAAAAAAAAATATTTTTTTAATAATTATAGAAATATTTTTATTTCCATGTACTTTTGGATATAATTATAGAAAAAAATATAATAATTATAAAAAATCAGGGTATATACTTGCTATGCCATTAGAAAATTCTTATAAAAAATATGGTTATATAAAAACACATGGTATATTTGATGTAGGTACATATTATAAATATGGAAATACTTGGATATTAAATGAAAATAACAAATTTGAATATATTAGTCATTATGATTTTTTTTAATAAATTATATTTTTAATTTATATTTTGTAATATATTAAAAAAATATATATTAAAAAATATATGATAATAATATTAATGTAAATTTTTAAATGCCAAAAGATATATTCATATCGCATGCATGGGGCATAAATGAAGAAGGTAAAAATAACCACGAAAGTTGTAAGAAAATATGTAATAAATTAATTAGTAATGGTTACAATGTTTGGTTTGATGATTATGAAATGATTGGAAATATTGATAAAAATATAATGAAAGGTATAAATGGATGTAAAGTAGTAATAATATGTTTAACTGAAAAATATATAAATAAGATAAATGATGCTATTATTTTAAATAAACCAAATGATAATTGTTTTAAAGAGTGGAATTATACTCTTTTTAAAAATAAAATAATTATTCCAATAATTATGGAAGAAAAAACAAAAAATATATTTTTAAATAGTGATGGTATTATACAAATGTATTTAAATAGTTATATGTTTTTAGATTTTTGTGATATTGATAAAATGAATGACTACAATTTATTAGTTAAAACACTAAGAACTTATCAAGTATATAATAAACGTGAAAAAACTTTACTAAAAATTAAATCAGAAAATTCATTAGATAAATTAGTAAGATTAGGATATAATAATTTAGAATCATTAAGTCCTAGTAAAAAGAACAAAACTATTAAGTCAAATAATAAAACAAAATATTTTAATATCAGATTTAATAATTTTAAATTTTTTAAAAATAAAAAAAATAATCCAAATAATGATGTTAATAATATTAATAATAATATTAACAATAATATTAACAACAATATTAATAGAAATATTAAAAATATTATTATTGATAATAATAATAATAAAAAAAACAAAGAAAATAAGATTATAACACAAATTATTATTTAAATATTATAATAATTATTTATTATAAAAACTTGGATTACTAGGTGTTCTAGAATTAGCATTATAACCCATACATATTTTATATTTCTTTTTACATCTTGTATATTTATTTGCTAGTTTTTCATAAAATGAATTATTATTTTCTGATTTATAACTACTAGTAGAATTACTAAAAGAAAATTTTTCATTTAAATCTTTTATACATTTTTTAAATTTTTTTCTACATTCTGATTTTTTTAAAGCAGGGTTATTCTTATAAGTTCTAAATTTTCTTTGAATTTTTTTTGCTGCATTTGAATTATTTCCTCTTCCTTTTTTTAAAGTATTTCCTCTTCCTTTTTTTTTTAAATTCATATTATTATATATATAATGTAGAATAATATAAATTAAAATATAATTTTAATAAAATTTAAATATTTATTAAACAACCTATTTCTGGAAAATCACTTTTTGATTTTTCATCTTCCAATTTTAATTTTCGTTTTTTACTTATTCGTTCTTTATATAATCCACTATCTCTTTCATAAACTAATTGGTTCCAAAAAATTTGTATATATGGTAAAATAGTATTAAACCAAAATTTATTACGCAATACTAGTACACAACTAATAACTTCTAATTTCCAATATAAAGTATTTATAAATATTAATTCTTTATTTTGTTCTTCTACACTAGTTAACCATTCAGTATATAGATTACTATTTATATCATTTAACATAAAAGGTGCATATATATAGTAAGGTTCTTCATTTTTTAAATATTGTAAAATAATTCCTTTATAATTTGTACTATTATCATTAATAAAATCATCATAATCAGAATATTCCGTAAATTTTGTTTCTAAAAAATCACATTCATTTAAATTACAAACTTCCATTTGTAATTGCATTTGAATCCAATATTCCATTTTTGGTATTCCTGTTATTTCTCTTGAAACAACATTTTTTATTTCTAACATCCTACCAAATAATTGTGATGAAGGATCACATACAATTCCATCAGGAGAAGCAGCAATAAAACTAAAATCACAATGAGGTATACAACCAAATTCACTTACTTTTGTATTATTTATATATTCATAATACATAATAGAAACCGGTTCATATTTTTGACCCCAATGTAAAGGAGAATTAGTATTAGTTGTTTTAAATTTATTTATATCTAATGGTTCACATTTTTCTAATATTAATTGATTTTGAGTATAATCACTTATAAATATTTTATAAATATTTGATGCTGTTAATGTTGAGTTTCTAAAAATATACCATTCATCACTTCTTTGATCTGGTTGAACAATTGATTTTAAAATATTTAATTGATTATTAATTTTATTAAAATTAATATTTAAATTATAGTCAACATTATTTAAATTTTTTCTAACAATACTATTACTATATGATCGTCTAGGTATTATAAATTTAAAAATTAATGATCTTCCAATATATAATAATTTACATAAAATAGTAATACTATCATCATGTGAAATATTTAATATTTTTTCTAAAATTTGAGATTCAATTAATTGAACATAATATAATTCATAATTATCTTCATATACTTCTTCGTATAAATCATTATAAATAATTTGTAATATATTAGTTTTAATATAAATTATCATATTATTTAATATATTATCTAATAATTCATATAATTTATTATTCAAAATTATATCATATTTTTCAGATAATAAACTTATATAATCACTATAAATAGTTATTATATTATTAGTCATATTAATAAAATATATATAATTACATTTAATTAATATTTTAAAAATATTTTTTCAAAAATAAAAAATAAAAAAATAAAAAAATAAAAAATAAAAATTTAATATTTAATATTTACACTTTTTCTAGTTTTAATAAAAGCTGACATTTTATTTTTTCTAGAACTAGATTTTTTTTTTAAAAAATTTCCTTCACCTAAATCATTTTGTATACGTATATCTATTAAATTATTTATATTAGCAATTAAATTAATAAATTCTTCATTAATTTCATTTATTAAATCTTTTAAGAAATTTTTTTTATATTGTTTAATATCTTTATATAATCCATTATTTAAGACAATTTGATAATTTTTCATTTTTTTTTCTACTAATTGATTAATAATTTTACTTAAATATTTATCCATAATTATCTTATATTTTATGTAAATATTTTTATTTATATAAAATATTACTTGTTTTATTAATCATCATGAATTTTTAATGTTTTTGTTTTAGTCTTTTTATCTGGTGGTAAAGATTTAACTGTAGATACATGTTTATCATCTTTTTTAAAATAAAAATTTCTGCTATTTTCATTAAAAAATAAATTTGGTATATTTAAAATTATACCAGTTTCTTTATTATAACTTACATCTTTTGCTTTTGTTAAGTTTTTTCTTTCAAAATATCTCATCAATAATTGTTGGAAATTGTTATTTTCTTCGCTTGTTAAATTATAATCATTAGATAATTTACTAATATAATCATTTAATTTTTTTATTTTTTGTGTTTTATCTAACTTAATCCATGGTTCTTTTTTATTTGCATCTGATTCATTTTCTAAAAAATTTGTTATTTTGTCAATATTATTATTACTATCTTTTTTTGACATTAATGATGTTCCATTTAATAACATAGTTTTATATTCAATATTTTTTAATTCTTGACAATGATCTATTTTTTTATTTTTTATATTATTTAAACTATTATCTATAATATTATCCATTTTTAATATATATATATTAAAGTTAAAGGTTTATACTATTTTTAAAAGTATATATACAAATGAAAACAATTATTTTAAACAATAAAAAAAATAAACAAACTATTAGTGATGAAAAAAAAGAACCAAAAATACGAGAGAAAATGCTAGCTATTGATAATTCTCTCAATAATGTTATACAAGATAATATTTTTAATAATAGTAATGTAAACAGTAATACTTATCAAAAAAATCTATTAAACAAATTATATTTAAATGAAGATTTTATTGAAAAAAAATTATTAATTAGTGAATTAAAAAGTAAAATCAATAGCTATAAATCACAAGATATAAAAAAAGATTTTCATGAAAAATGTAATCTTATAACATTTGATGATGTAGTAGAAAAATTAATAACTTCTAAATTAAAATGTTATTATTGTAATAAAAATTTACTTGTTTTTTTTGAAAAAGTGAGAGATAATGACCAATGGACATTAGATCGCCTTAATAATTATGATGAACACACAAATGCTAATACTATTATTAGTTGTTTACATTGTAATCTCCAAAGACGTCGAAAAAATAGCGAAAAATTTAAATTTACTAAGCAATTAGAAACAAAACAAATAATCATAAAAAAAAATGAATAAATTATAATTATTTATATTACATTCAATAAATAATTATATATACATAATAATTTAATCTAATAAACCTTCTTTTTCCATTGATTTAATTAAACGTGTAACACCAATACCACATCCACTACGTTTAATAAATTCTAATTCTAAGTATTCATCTAATTCAGCACGTGTACGTTCTTCACCAAATAGTTCAAATAGTTTGTTTTTGTAAGAGCCTTCCATAATACTTTCAAATTTGGCTCTCATAACATCTTTATCTACCTCGCGTTCAGCAGAACCAAATGTTTCCATACCAGATAAAATAACATCTACTTTATATGATGTATCATCATCAGGATTTCTACGCATATTCCAAAATGGACTAGTAAATTCTGGGAAATTTTTAATAAATGCTACTGGAGATTTATCAGTATAAAGTTTTTCTTCATGTTCATGTTCTAATTCAGTTGTACCAAATTCTTGTGCAATAACTTTATAATCATTTTCATAAAAATTGTCTTTATTATAACCTAAATGAACTAATAATTCTTTTTGAAGTTCTACTAATTCATTAATATCCCCTTTAAATTCAAATTCAAACATTGGAAAAATAATATCATGACGATCTGGAACAGGATTTGGTTCCATACGATATGATGTTGTTACACAAAAATATCCAACAACATCTGGTTTAGAAAGTATTTCATATTCAAGCCACATTTGTCCTGTTTGAACAAGAGGCCATACTTTTCCTGTATATTGAAAAGTTTGTACATTAAATGGGTCTTCACATGCTGCTAAAATAGAAAGTCTGTTTTGTGTATGAACTTCAATAAAGTTTTTTGCAAGAAAAAACTCACGTAATTTATTAATTACTTTATTAAATTTTACACTATCAATTATTAAACCACTACTATAGCAACCAGAAGTCATTTTTTATAAATGTATATTTAATTTTTTAAGTAATATTTTATAAAAATTATTTTAATTTTAATGAAGTATAAAATTTATTTTTGTTAAATCCACTATAAACTTCATTACTAAATACCAAATCATTTAATGCAAAATATGAAAATTTCATTTTTTCAATATAATCATTATCATAATATTCAATATAAAAATTTTCTGCTAAACTTTCTGTTTTATATTCTTGAATAATATTAAATCTTTCTTTTAAACTTGGTAAATGTATAGCTATATTAGATTTATTTATCCATAACCCATCACCTAGTTTATCACATATTGATGCTCCATTCCATTCTAGTTCATATACATTTAACATGTTTTTAAAAAAAAAATTAAAAATATATTATTATCAATTTTAATTAATCAACTTTTAAACGCTTTGAAGTATGATTAAATGTTTCAATATTTTCTTCTTCTGTATTTTTATCATCTTTTATAAACTCTTGTATTTTTTCGACAATATTTGGAGTATAAAATTTTTTTAAATTATATTCTACATTATATTTGGTATCATCATCTAATTCATCATACCACTCAGAATGATTAATTAAAATCTTAATTTTTATTTTATTTGAATTACTACTTTTCTTAATTTCTGGATAAACACGTTTTTCATTAATTAACCTATTAATAATTGAACTAATATAAGTCTTATATTGTTCATCATCCATATTATAAGTCATTATTAGTAATTTATAGTATATTTTTAAATAATAAAAAAAGTATTATAATTATCAATTTTATTTTACTATTTTGGGTTTAATTATTAGCATTTTCTTGTACAATATAATGATTTAATACAGGTTGAATAAGTTTAAATAATATATTTTGATATTTAATATCCAAATCATAAAACCACTCTGGTAAGTCTATATTTATCATATATCCTTTTTTTTCTTTGATAAATGTCTTACTATAATTCATTTCTCTCGTTAATTTTTCTGCTAATTTTACAATAACAATAGTATTAATATTATTATTATTAAAATTTAAAGCATTCATTGAATCTGTTAAACAACACATGTCATTACATTCATTTGTACATTCGTTTGCATTTTGGTCATCGCATTCCATGCAAAAATCTTCAGCAATAGTTGTCATTATTTATTTCTTCTTTTTGCTAGTTTTACTTCTTTTAAATTTAAATCTAGTTTTGAATCTAGGTTTTAACCTTTGAGTAATATGTTTTCTAAGTTTTTTAAAATCAATTTTTTTCTTTGTTTCTAATTTCTTTTTTTTTATAATTCCATCCGCTTTGTAAACTTGAGTATCGGGCTTCTTTTTTTTAAGTAATGAATAATTATCATGATAACTTGTAGATTCTTGCTGTTCAGATGAAGACATTGGAGATCTATTATATAACATTTTTTCTAAACTCTTCATATCTGCAAATAAATCACTCACTCTTTCTTGTACTATAGGATTCGTATCATGTTTTTGTAATTGAATTGCTCTTGATAATTGACAATATGTAGATAATTTATGAATATTTCCATCAAACCCTTTACAACAAAAAACATAAAATGTTTTACACTTAAATGCGTCACCAACTATTTTATTATACTTACTATTATTAATACTAAATGTTTTTATTAATTCGGAAAGTCTTAATGAAGTTTCTGGAGTTTCAACAGGAACTCTGCGTTGTTTGTTGAATGTAATAAATTTTTTTTTGATTTCTTCTATTATATACATTATATTTTGAAAGTTAAATGTACTACCACGTATGTCTTTTGATAACCTCTTATCATTTGTATCTATAATAGTAAAATTGCATCCTATTGTACGACAATTATCGCCTTTAGAATCAAAATTTAATAAAAAATCAGGAAATTTTATTGATTTTCCCCTTTCCCCTTTGGCAACATAAATAGTAAGATCTTCTGGAAATTCATTAGGATATCTAATCATTAAATCACCAAATGTAGCTTTAAAATCTGATAAAAAAGAATGATATAATGTATCATCTATAGTTTCATGATTTTCTTGACAAAAAATTGTGGGATATCTTTCTTTAAATTTTATTACATTGTCGAGTTCAGAATGTTTACTTAACAAACTTTTAATTAAACATATATTATTAACTTTTTCTAATATTTTTATATAGATTTTTCCATCATCTGTTAATTCTGAATTATCTTGTGAAGACCTATCAAAATCACTTTTTAAAAAACCTTTTCCATGATATATTAAATCTTTAAACCTTTCTATTAAATTTGTTTGAAAATAAAGACTTCTATTTAAATTTCCAATATAACAGACTTTACAATTATCAGGTAGTTTGAATAATACTCCTTCATTACTATTTTCTTTTGCTAAAAGTTGTCCATGAGTATTTATTACCATTGTGCTTAAATGTCTATGATATGATGGAACTTTCCTTTTTCTAGATGACGTTATTAACATTATTAAATAAAAAGCTTATATTATAACAATATTTTTTTTAAGTGTAACAATTTCTCCACTTTAAAAATAATATCCCATATAACTTCCTTTTTTTACAAATCCTTTTTTAATATAATAATTTTCTATTAATTCATTACAATCTAAAATCATTTTATAACATTTATTTTGCTCACATAAAATTTTTACATAATTATATAATAAAGTTCCTATACCCTTATTTCTATATTCATCTAAAACAACAAAATCTTCAATATGACCTACTTTTCCTCCACTATGTATAATTTTTTGTTCAATTATTAATGTAATACCTCCAACTATTTTTTCATTTTCTAAATAAAGAAATATATTGTGATTTTTAGGTAATCTCTCAATTAAACTTTTAAAATTTTTTAAATCTAAAATTTTTTTATCATTAAAACCAAAATAATTATATAAATTAATTATTTCATTATAATTGGTTTCATTTAATTCTATTGTTTTAATATCAACTATCATAAATATTATTTTCTAATTAATAATATAATAAATATGATTTTAACTTAAAATTAATATTTATTAGTTAAATAAATATTAATGAATTTTAATACTCAAAATGATTTATTATTAAATAAATTAATGGATTATTATAATAATAACAATAATTTAGATAATATGCTTAGTATTATTAATGGTCAATCAAATATTTCTCTCAGAATAGTAGATTGGTTTGTTACTAATTATGCCAAAAAACATTTCACTGTTTATAGTATAGAAAAAAATGGAATAAACGAGAGATTTAAAGTTTATAATGATTATAAATTAAAATTAAAAGCATATAGTAAAAAAAGATTTGATCCATTTTGTAGATGGGAGAGAATAACCATTCCATATAAAACTAATACTTCTATTCAAACAACTATTGGTCAACTAAATTTTTTTAAATGGGCAATCGAAAATAATGTAATAAAATATATAGAAGATAATTATAAAGATATAGATGATGATATGAATACACGTAATAGTATTAATAAAATGAAAAATGTTTCAATTAGTTCAACTGATAGCAATTCTTCTAATAGTTCAAGTATATCAAATAGTTCAAGTAATTCTTTGAACAAAACAAGAAAAAAGAGAGAAGAATTATCAATTAATGCATCAAGAAGTATAAAAAAAGAAACTTTAGAAGTGCTTGTTACATTAAATTAGTATATTTTTATAAAAAATATAAAAATAGAGTTTAAAAATATTTATTGTATTATTATAGATAATAAATATTTATGAAAAAATTCTTTCCAGCATTAAATAAAAATAAAAATCTAATATTTGCAGATAATGCTGGAGGGAGCCAAATTCCAGAACAAGTATTAAATAATTTAAATAATTTTTTAATTAATTCTTATGCACAACCAACAGGTAATAGTATAATAAGTAAAAATTTATTAGTTAATTTAGATAATATTAATGATTTTGTAAATATTTTATATAATAATAAAAATGGAAATATTATTTATGGGGGGTCTTGTACACAATTAGTATATAATTTATCAAATTCTATGGAAAATTATTTAAAAACAAATAAAGGTGAAATTATTTTGCCAAATTTTAGTCACGAATCGTGTGTATCACCTTTTGAAAGAATAGCAAAAAAAAATAAATTAGAAATACTTTGGTGGAATTTAGAAGTTAATAATGAAAATAATAGTGATTGTGAAAATAATAGTGATTGTGAAAATGATTGTGAAAATTATTTAGAAAAATATAAAATAAATTATAATACTTTACTTGAAAAAGTTAATATTAATACTAGTCTGGTAGTTTTACCACATGTTAGTAATATTTTAGGAAATGTATTAGATATTAAGTATTTAACAAATGAAATAAAAAAGAAAAACAACAATACTAAAGTATTAGTAGATGGCGTAGCATATATGCCACATGGATTAATAGATGTTACTAGTTATAATGTAGATTTTTATGTATCATCATTTTATAAATTTTGTGGTTTACGTATATCTACTCTTTATGTTAAAGAAGATAGCATAATTTATTTAGATAATATTAATCATTATTTTTTAAATAAAAGTGAAAATAAAAAACTAGAATTAGGTGGCATAAATTTTGAATGTGCAAGTAGTATATTAGGATTAAAAGAATATTTAATTGAGTTTGCTCGTTTTTTTAATTATGAAGATTCTAAAAACACTAATAAAGAATTAAAATTTGATAGAAAATTAGTAGAATTTATTTATAGTAAAACATTTTATTATGAAAAAGTTATGCTTAATTTATTCAATAATTTTATAACTAACAATAAAAATATAGAAGTATTAGAATGCAAAGATGAAATGCAAAAAACTCCATTATATTCAATATTATTTAAAGATTATGATGTTAAAAATATAAATTTAATTTTAAATGAACTAGGTATAATAACTAATGTTGGAACTTTCTATTGTAATAGATTATTAGATTATTTAAATATTAAAAATGGAGTATTACGTATTTCATTAATGCATTATAATAGTTTTGATGAAGTAAATAAAATAATTGAAACATTAAATTATTTTAAAAAATATAATATAAATTTTCAATTTAGTTTTGATACTAAATATAAAGGATTTGTAACAGAAAATTTAAAAAATTCTTTTTATAATTTAGAAATTGACAATAATTATAGTAATAAACGCACACGGGGTTATAGTTTATTAGATATAGAAAATATTGATTGTATTAAAATTATAGGAGATTTAAAATTTTATCAATCATCAAATTATAATAATGTAAATGGTAATATTTTAAGAGAATATAAAAATATAAATTCTTCAATATTAGAAGATGATTGTTTTAAATATTTTGTAACTACATTTTTAAGTACAATTAATAATGAATTTAAAAAAAATTCTATAAATGATAAAATTAAATATATACAAGTTCATCAAATCCGTGTTTATACTGAAAGCGAGGATGAAATAGATTTAGTACCTGAAGGAATACATAAAGATGGATATAATTTTATTGCAATGTGTTGTGTAACTCGTAGAAATATCAGTGGTGCAATTAGTCATATTTATGATGAATCTAAAACTATTGTACATAGTGTACAATTACAAGAAGGTGAAATGTTAGTATTAAATGACCATAAAATGTTTCATAGTGTGTCACCAATAAAATTAAATAAAACAAGTAAAAAAGTTAAAACCGGATATAGAGATATATTTGTATTTACTACTATTTCATAAATATTTATTATTTTTACATATTTTTATAAGGATTCTCATTATAAATAAAATCTATGGATCTTTGAGATAATAAATTAGATTTTTCAATAATTTTTCTATCTACTTTTGAGTATAATTTAAAACTTTTTATATAACCACTATTGTATACTGAATTAAATCCAAAAATTTTTACAGCATCTTTAACAATATCTTTATTTAATATATGTTTTTCATCTTTTATAATTCTTGTATATAAATAATATATAACATCATCTGGCATATACATAATTAATTATAAAAAAGAAAATAAATTATACAAATATTTTATATAAAAAAATTGATATTAATTAGTTTTAACCTATAATAAAAATAATTAATATAAATTATAAATAATTATGGATTCATTTTATGCAATGTTTTATAATGTGTTTGTTAAATTTATGGAATATTTAGGTAGACGACGTATCATTTATGATAGACTTGATAATGAACCTTATCTTGAAAGATATTATTTATTTTTAAAAAATAGAAAAGATTTTCCTTTTAATATATTTTTACACAAATTTTTAAAATCGGATCCAGATGATTTACATGATCATCCATGGGCTTTTAGAACAATAATTTTATCAGGAGGTTATTGGGAATTTACAGATGAAGGTAAGTTTTGGAGAGCACCATTAAGTTATAGATATGCACCTGCAAATACATTTCATAGAGTAGAATTAGATAAAAATATTCCATATTGTTGGACATTATTTATTCCAAGTAAAAGTTTTAAGGAATGGGGATTTAGAACAGCTAATGGATGGTTAAAACATGATGAATATTTTAGTATGAGAAAACAAAAAATTAAAAGTGTATAGTAGATAATATTATTATATTATTTACATAATATAATATTATTTATGACAAATATTAAAATAATGCCTAGTGAAAATGTTACCGATTTTAAACATTTTATAGGTCATGAAAATTATGTATTATCTTCGCATGGTGAAGATAATGGTATACATTTTAGAATTCCAAATAAAATCAATATAGTTTTATATCAAGAATTAGGTAATGAAATAACTTGTCAAAATTATATGCCAAATTTAATATGTAATTATAATTTTGATTTTAGTAGAGATGAAAAATTTCAAAAAGCATTTATTTATAGAGAAAAATTATTTCCAAATTTATATTTTTGGCCTTTAAGAAGTAAAATAAGAGGATCAAATTATGTAGATTACCCTAGTGGAGTAATAAAATGTAATGTTTCAACAAATGAAGTAGTATGTAATATAGATAAAGAATACCCTCATGGTATAAATTTAGAACAAATAATTGAAATTATAAAATCTAAAATGAGTGATAAAGATATAATATATATTCATGTATTAGCATGTACTACAACAGGAAAACAATCAATATTTTCTAAAGCAAAAGGATTAAATAAAAAAACTAGAAATAAAAAACCTAGAAATAAAAAAACTAGAAATAAAAAACCTAGAAATAAAAAAAGTAGAAATAAAAAAACTAGAAAAGCAAGAAAAAAATAATTAATATTAAATTAACATATTTATTACAACAAATGCATTAGGATAATGTAATGCATAATTTTTTATTATTTCTTTTTCTAATTGTGTTAAATTAGTAAAATAACTAGTAAAATAATTATTCAAATTACAAGTATGGGAAAATCCTAATAATAATAATAGTAAAATAATAGATTTTTTCATATTTTTATATTAATAAATATTTTTAAATTTTATATTAACACTTATTTTTATATAAAATATTAATTTTAAAATAATTAAATGGGACAAACTCAAAGTATAAATAAATTAAATTTTGAAAGTGTACAAAATATTATAAATAATAATACAATTAAAGGTTCTTTCATTATAATAAGTACTCTTGATTTAAATGAACAAGAATGTTTAATAAAAAATACATTAGATCCAAATCGTGAAATAGAAATATTAAATTCTAAAGAAAATAATAATATTAATATTTTAATTTATGGAAAAAATTGTAGTGATTCAAAAGTAATAAGTAAATATAATCAATTACATAAACTTGGATTTGTTAATTTATATGTTTATATAGGTGGATTATTTGAATGGTTATTATTGCAAGATATATATGGCGAAGATGAATTTCCTACAACTAGTAAAATTCTTGATATTTTAAAATATAAAGGTAACTCAGTTATATAATCTAATATATAATCCAATATGGAAAACACTAATTATAATCATGCTAATTCTTGTATAATAATTATGACAGGAGGTCTAGGTAAAAGAATGAATTCTGAATTACCAAAAGTATTACATAAAATTAAAAATAAACCAATGTTAATTCATATTTTAGAAACATCATTAACATTAAATGTACATAAAATAGCAATTGTTGTTGGGAAATTTTATACTATTATTAAAGATACTATTGCTCAATATATTAATCAAGAAATTATAGATTCAAAAATACAATTTATTGTTCAAAATGAACCATTAGGAACTGGTCATGCTATATTATGTTGTAAAAATTTTTTATCTAAAACTCCAGAATATATAACAAATATTTGTATTTTATCTGGAGATGTTCCATTTATTAGTGTTAATAGTATTAATAATTTATTAAATAATACACAAACTTGTAATATATTAATTGCAAAATTAACAAATCCACATGGTTATGGACGTATTAAAATAAATAATAATAAATTTATTAAAATTATTGAAGAAAAAGATTGTAATGATGAAGAAAAAAAAATTTCAATTGTAAATGGCGGAGTTTATAGTTTCAATACAAAACTATTATTACATTATATTGACAAATTAGATAATAATAACAATCAGCAAGAATATTATTTAACTCAAATTTTTGAATTAATTACAAATAATAATATAGCAATTAACTTTAGTATAATAAAAGATATAAAAGAAATATCTGGTGTAAATACTCAAGAACAACTAACAATTTTAGAAAATTATATACAATAAATATAATAATAAATAACAAAATTGATAAAATATATATTATATAAAAATAATAATATATATTTAAATAATTAAATGCTTTTCAGATTTGTAGCAGGAAATAATTATAAACATGCTTTAAAATATGGAAAACAATTTATACAATGTGGAACAATTCCAATAATTAATTATATAACTGAAAACAATAAAAATGATTTTAAAAGTGTTTTAAATGAATATACTAATCTTTTAAATTATATTGATAGTTCTTATATGTTAGCATTAAAATTATCTTCATTAGATTTTAATAAACAAGCAGCATATAATATTGCTGATATATGTAAAAAAAAAGATATTAAATTAATCATTGATGCAGAAGAAGATAAAAATATTGAACAATATAGAAATATTGTTAATTATATGATTAGAAAATATAATAATAATTATTATCATAACTCTACAATTATTAAAACATATCAAATGTATAGAAAAGATAGTTTATTAGAATTATATGATGATATTAAATATTTTAATAATTCTAATTGTTTATTTTCATCAAAATTAGTAAGAGGCGCATATTATAATAGTGAATATAAAGATGGACATTTATTTAATAAAAAAGAAGATACTGATAATAATTATAACTTAGGTATTATAAAATGTAATGAATATAATACAATACATAATATAATAGCTAGTCATAATAAAAAATCAATAAAATTAGCAAAAGATTTAAATAAAGATAGTAATAAATTTATTATAGCAAATTTAATGGGAATGAATGAAAATTATATGAATAATTTAAATGTTAAAAAAGCAACTTATATTCCATATGGTCCTTATAAAGAAATGATACCATATTTAACTCGTCGTTTATATGAAAATATAGATAGTATTAAATATATGTATAATTAATTTTATATAAATTAAGTATAAAAAAATTGATATTTAAATTTTATATTAATTTTTTATTATTAAAATCAAAGACAAATATGTCTAGTATTAACACTGAAACTATTAACGAAGCTCTTACTTGCGGTATTTGCCAAGATATTGTAACACTACCAGTTCATGCCAATTGTTGCGAAAAAGCAAAAAGTCTTGGTCCAGCATGTTTATCATGTGTACGTAGTTATTGTGAACTAAATAAAGCACCTAGACTAAGACCTTATTCACGAAAATCATGGGGTGGTTGTGGTTGTGATTTAGGTTTACAAAATAATAATAGTGGAGCATTATATAGTCATACATATCAACTAGATATGATACGTAATTTATTAGGACCATCAATATGTTTTCATGAAAATTGTAAAGCACAATGTGAAACTGCTGCAGAACTAAGGAGACATATAACAGGTACATCTAATACAGGCGATAAGCATGGTAATTGCCAAGAAGCAACTACTAAATGTAAATATTGTCCGCTTTATGGTAAAAGAAATTTTATAGAAAATGAGCATTATAATAAGTATCATGCATCTATAAGATGTGATATTTGTAGTTTACAAGTAAAATTAACTGATTTACGTGTTCATTATAATTATCATAAAGATCAAATACATAGGTTAAAGTTGAAAGTTCATAATTATGAAAATAAAACATAAAAAATATATTTTGTATATTTTTGTATATTTTTGTATATTTTTGTATATTTTTTTATTTATATTTTGTATGGATATTAATAATATTTTATTAAATTTAGAAATAATTAGACAAATTAAAGAAGGAGATAAATTAGCTATAGATATTTTACCTGGATCTACTAAATTATTTGTAGATAGTAGTACATTATTTTCAGGTGCAAAAAGATGGTATAATGGATATAATAGAGAAGATAATATTAAATTTATAGAAGAATTAATTGTTACAATAGAAAAAACAAGTGAAATTATTATAGATGGAAATCACAATGAATTAGCAAATAATCTTAAAAATGCTATTAAAAATTCTATAACTGGTTTAAATAATTTAAAAATTACATATATTAATGATTCAATAACTATAGCAAAATTAACATTAATTATTAATAGATTAAATAAAGTAATTTGTAATTTAGAAAATATAGAAGTTATTATAGAGGATAATATATCAATGACTTTACTAAATAATATTGAAACTAATGTTAATGTTAATAATAATATGGATAATTAATTATTTATAATAAATATATAAATAACTAATTTTATATATATTTATTAAATAAAATGACTTTTTTAAATAATACAAAAATTTTATTGACAACATTATTATGTAATTTTGATAATTTTTTAGTAAATCATTATTTTGATTTAAATTGTTCATTAGATTGTAAAAATGAATGTAATAATTTTACTAACTATAATGTAACACCATTTGATAGTATATTAAATTATACAACAAATAAAAATTATTTTAATTATTCTTATTATTATGATTATTTAAATAATATAGATTATACTAGTATTATAAATTATAAAGAAAATTTTTATAATAATTATCCAAATTATTATAATTTTTTTTTTTGTGCAATAACAATTATGTTTAGTGATTTTTTATTAATGTTTTTATTTGGGTCTAAAGCAAGATGGTTTCAATTACATGCATTTACTAACTTATTAATTGTTATTAATATTATACCTGGATTAAAAAATATTATAATTTATAATATTTATAGTAATAATATTATCGAAAATAATATTTCAAATTTTTATATAATAGTATTACATTTATATCATATTTTATCATTTAAAAATTTATATTTTATTGATTATTTTCATCATATATTTTTTGTTGGATTAGGAGTATTTCCAAGTGTTTTATTTTTAAAAACAAATCAAAGTTTTTTAGCATATATAACAGGTATGGGAATACCTGGAATTATTGAATATGGTAGTTTAACACTATATAAAAACAATTATATTAAATTATTAACTCAAAAAAAATTAATTTCTTTAACTTATAATTATTTTAGATATCCCTTATGTATTTTTGGTTTAACATTAAATTATATTAATTATAAAAATGGCTATTTAATAGATAATTATTATTTAACTATTTATTTAAATTTTTTATTGTATTTAAATGGTTCATTATTTAATTATTTAACACTTAATAGTTATTTTAAATATAAATATGAAATTAAAACTGCCATAGAGATTAATTATTCAAAAAAAAATAAATAAAATATTTGTAAAATTAAATTTAATATTCTTTTTTATTTTTTTAAACAAATTTTAATTCTAATTACTGTGGTATCACTTTTACAACTACAATAACCAGAACCAATATTACACTGCTTATTAAATGTTCTATATTTTTTATTTACATAATTTCGAATATCATTTAAAATATCATCATGTGTTAAATCTTCTTCATCATCAATTATTTCACTACAAATAATTTTATCTTTATGTGGAAAATCATATTCTATAACTGTTTCTTTATTTTCATATGATGTAATATCTACAGGATCTGAACAATATCCACTATGTGTTGTTCCAGATTCTAGTATTGTAATACTTAGATATTTTTTTATCGTGTTGTTCGTAAGGCCCTCACTGGTAGTTGACTGGGGAATTTTTTTCCCTGAAGGAACAAACTCCTTGGCATTGGGATTAAGGAGTGATGTTTTTGCAATAGATGCCATCGTCATTGTTAGTTAATATGTATCTATATTAATTGATGCATAAAAAAATAAATATTGAGTAAATCAATTTTTTTTTTACCACAAAAATCGATTAATTATCTTAAAATATTTTAGTAACTAATAAATTTTAATTTTATAATTATTTTAACAAATAAAATATTTGTAAAATTTTATTTAACATATTATATAATATGTTCAATATAAAACATATTATATTTTCTTTTTGCTTTATTCTTTTTATTGATACTAGCAGTCAATTTAATATTAATATCAATAGTTCTAGAAGAAATTTTATTGCAAAAAGTTTAGCATCAAATGGTTTAATAAATTTAAGTGCAAATACTAGAAATAATAATGAAAATAATATAATTAATATAAATAATATAAATAATGAAGAAAATGAAGAAAATGAAGCTAATCAAATTTTATTAAGCAATAATTATCCAAAACATTTTAAAAATAATAATATATATTTTACAGGTCATTTAAATGAAGAAACATGTTTCCATTTAAATGAAGCATTAATTAATCATAAAAATATGGCATTAAGTAATCAAGATTATCCTAATCATATTAACTTATATATTCAAAGTCCAGGTGGTTCATTATTACCCACTTTAGCATTAGTAGATGAAATAAAAAATTTAGGAGTTCCAATACATACATATATTCGTGGATATGCGGCATCTGCAGCTACATTATTAAGTGTTGTTGGATCACAAAGATATATGTATAATCATTCGGTATTAATGATTCACAGTGTTAAATTACATGATCAAGAACCAAGTTCATTATTAGAAGTTAAAGATTTAAATACAAACGTTGATGTATTTATGAGTATTATAAAAAATATTTATTTAGAAAATAGTAATTTAAATAGTGAAACTTTAGATGAAATGTTTAATCATGATATATGGATGAATTCTAGAAAAGCTTTAAATTATGGTTTAATTGATGAAATAATATAAAAAATTTTTTAAAATATATTTTATATAATTCATTTTATAATATTTTATAATATTTTATAATATTTTATTAATATTATAAAATGAAATGGGATGATTTACCAGTTGAAATAGTTAATTATATTATGGATTTTAGAAAATTGAAAACTTCAGGATATAAAGCATCAACAAAAATACAATGTATATGGAAATGTTATAGAACAAGAGTTTTAATAGGACGCTATAAAATGCTGCGTTATTTAAAAGATTTTAAAATCTGGAATCCAAATATTCAAGAATTTTTATTAAGATCACGTTTATAAGTTTTAATTGCATTATATGCTAATTTATCAGCATTAGAATTACCGATTGAATGAATATCCTGTAAATTTGTATGTGCTTTAATATGTTGTAATCTTAAATTTGGATTAGAATTATAAATATTATAAATTTGTTTTACAAATTCTTTATTTGGAATATTCTTTATCCAATTATTTGAATTGCATTTTTCTCCATAACTTGTAGCACATTTTATACTATATTCAGAATCAGTAAATATACAAATTTTTTTAGTAAATAAATCTTTTTTTATAATTTTATATGCTTCTAAAATTGCAAATAATTCAGCACTATTATTTGTTTGTTTAAAATCATTTTCTAATACTTTTGAAACATTTTTTTTATTATTTTCATCAAAATATATTCCTATTCCTGCAATAGAATTAATATTTCCATTATTATAACAAGAACCATCTGTATATACATAATAATCTACTTCATATAAATCATATTTAGTATAAATATTTTGAAATATTTCAGAATTACAAGAATTTATATTTAAAATAAAATCTTCCGCATCTTTTTCATTTTTAAAACTTTTAAAAATAGCACCTTTATAATTTAAAACTTGTTCTTTTGCATCATTCCAAAAATTATAAATACCTACATTATGGCCTTTTGCAACTGCATAATATGTCATAATTAATTAATAAATATATTTTTTAAAATATTATTTTTTAAAAAATATTTTAAAAATTTATCAAATTTATATTTATTTATAAATTATTTAAATTAAAAAACAAATTAATGCTATTAATCCAAACATTAATGCAGCTGGAATTACTAAATTTAATAAATCTTTCAAATATTGTGGCATTTTACATTTAAAACATTTAAAACATTTAAAACATTTAAAACATTTTTTATTATTTTTATTATTATTTTCATTTATTAAATCTGTTAAATCAACAAAAGTATTATCTTCACTTATCATGTTACATTATATATTTTTTTTTTTAAATATTTACCAATTTATAATTTTTTCATTATTTTTTAATAATAATTCATTAATTTTTGAAAATGGTTTAGAATTATTAAATGAAGGAAAATTTTTATAAGGTTTAAAAACACTTAGTGGAGATGGATGGGAGGATATTACCATACTATGTTTATTTAAATCTACATTTTTTAATTTATTATGAGCAAATGCACCCCAAGCAACAAATATAATTTTATGATTACAATTATTTAATTCATTTATAATAAAATCAGTAAAATGATTCCAAAGTTTCATTTGAGAAGCTGGTTTAGATTGAATAACACTTAATGATGCGTTAAGTAATAAAATACCTTGTTTAGCCCAATTTTCTAAACTATAATCTTTTAATATTAAATTTAAATCATTTTTTAATTCTTTAGCTATGTTTTTTAAAGATGGTGGAATATTATTATTATTTACTCCAAAACAAAGTCCTGTTGCTTGATTTGGTCCATGATATGGATCTTGTCCTAATAAAACAACTTTAGCATTATTTGGTTCAAAATAAGTAAAGCATTTAAATATATTTTCAACTTTAGGAAATATACTAAGATCTATATTATTTTCTTTATAAAACTCTTTTTGATTATTAATAATTTCTAATATTTTAGAAATTGATTTATTTTCATTATTATTATTATAAGTTTCAAATTTTATTAACCATTCTTTATTTATTTCTTCCATATTAATACTTTAATATGTATTTTTAAATATTTTTAAATATTTTCAAATTTTTTAAAAATAATATATTTATATTATATATAATATAAATGACTATCCCTAAAATAGATAATGTAAAAGAATTTTTAAATAGCACTTTTATGAAAAATAATGAAGTTATGAAAAATAATGAAGTTATGAAAAATAATGAAGAAAATTTTATTGAAAATACAGTAAATGAAGAAGAAGTAGATACAATGTCAAATAAAGAAAATATAGAAGGATTTTCATTTCAAGGTGGTAAAAAAAGAAGAAAAGGTTCATCAAAAAAAAGAGCTACTCGTTCAACAAAAAAAAAAAGAGTAGTCAAAAGAAAAACTACAAGAAAAAAAAGTACAAAAAAAAAGGGTCCATCAAAATGGATTATGCACGTTAAAGCTTTCTGCAAAAAAACTGGTAAAAATTTTCCAGAAGCATTAAAAGATCCTATGTGCAGAAAAACATTCAAACATTAAATTACAATTAAAAAATTTATATTATAGTATATTTAAATATAAATTTTTTATTATTTATTAAAATAATCAATTAGTGCTTGATTTGCTAATGAATCTGCATAAATATTATATTTTCTATATATGTGATTAAAATATATAGTATCAAAATGTTTTAATAAATTTAATACTTCATTATAAAGTGGTTTAACACTTTCAGATTTAACTTTACATTTATTATTTATTTGTTCTATTACTATTTTTGCATCTCCTTCTACATATAAATCTTTTATATTTAATTTTATTGCATTTTTTAAACCTTCAATCAATGCTTTGTATTCTGCATAATTACTATTTAATGCATTATTTAATATTTTATATTTTTTTAATAGTATATTTGAATCATAATAAATTACATAACCAATTGAACCAATATTTAAATAATCTCTATTACATGCATCAAATTGTAATAGAAACATATTAAATCATTAATTATTTAATAATTAATTATTTAATATTTATTTTAAAATAATTATTTAATCTGAAAAACTGTTATAACTTGCTTTTTTATTTGTTGCATTTTTTTTTGTTGTTTTTTTTTTAGCAGGTTTTTTTTTACTTTTTTTATGTTCAGAACTATTTGATTTAGATTTTGAATTGGATTTTTCTGTTTTAGATTTTTCTGTTTTAGATTTAAATTTTTTACTTGAATTAGAAGAAGAAGATTTTGTATCTTTTAATTTTATATATTTTAAATGTGCACATTTTTTATATAATATATACTCTTGTATTAATGAATTTTTTAATAATTTTAATTTATCTTTCATTTCTTTAGAAGTATTTTTACCAAACTCTTTTTCTTCATTTAGTTCTTCTATTTCTTCTTGTAAATCACTAATTTTATCTACTAATTCTTTTAAATTATCATTAAGCGCATCAAATTCTTCTTTAAATTGTTGTAAACATTTTTGTTTTTCATCTTTTTGTGATGCACTAGGAAAATCTTCATTACATTTAGCTATTCCTGCATTTTTTGATTCTTTTGCTAATGTTTTTTTCTCTTTATATTCAGTTTTTAATTTTTTTATTTCTATTTTAAGAGTTTTGATTTTCTCTATTACTTCAGAACTTACATTATTTATTTGTTTATTTAAATATAACGTTTTACGTAACTCTTCATCATTAATATGAGTCATTAATATTGGAATATTAATCATAATTGGTTGAGCAAATTGTGTAGGATCTTTTTCGCGATTTAAATAACTAATATAACCAGAAAGTTTATTTGCCAAATTTTTAACACCACTTTCACTTAATACATTTTCTTCATTCATATATTGTTTTTTAAATTCTTCTTTTTCAGTAGTTATTTTTTCAGATTCATTAGTATAAAATAAATTAATTAATTTAAATAATTCTAAAGGACTATTTGTAAATGGGGTTGCTGTCATAACTAATAATTTACAAGAATTAGCTCCAGATTTTTTATAACTATTCATTATCAAATTTTCCATTACATCTGTATCTGGGCGTTCAGTAGCTTTTAGATCTCCACCATATAATTTATGAGCTTCATCTATAATAATTAATGTTTTTTTTAAAATATCTTCTGTTCCATTTCGAGTTTTTAAAATATCATAAATTTTATTTTTACCAGCTAATAAATTACTAAATTGTTTATAAGACATAGGTTCTAACCATAATTCACTTAATAATTTTTTTCTATCATTTAATTTTTCAGGTAATGTTAATCCTAATTTAACTTCATTTTGTAATTTAACATGACATATTTGATCAAAAATATTTTTCCATACATCACTTTTTAATGTAGTTCTTGTAACCCATAATATATTATATCCTTGTTCTTCAAAACTACTTGTTGCAGTAGCTACTCCTGTACATGTTTTACCTGTTCCTACTGAATGCCATAAAAGTATACCTTTGTATGGAGATTCTGGACAAAAAAAGTTTGTTAAAAAATTTTGTGTTGGATTAAATTCTATTTCATGTGCTTCTTTTGCTTGTTCACCCGGTTTTGGAATACATTTATTTTCTATAATAATAGGATCCCATAAATATTTTTTTGAATTATATTTTGTTTTAATAAAATCACGTAATGTTAAAAAATTTAATTTACTATTTGGTACCATAGGATTGTTACGTGGTGTTTTTATATTATTATTTTTAGCACCAGCATAATCTATATCTTTATAATCATTTGGAATAAAATTATCTTTATTTTCTACTACTTCTAAATCAAGATCATCTAGTTTTTTATTTTTTTCTACAGCATTTGGAACATTTGCATAACGTAAAGCCCATTCATAATTTAACTGTTGACAATATTGTGGAACACTATACATATAACTACATAATGACTTACGTAGATCATTTTTTGTTAAAAATTTATTAGGATGACCATATTTTTTATAAACTTTTTTCATAAACTCTACACCTACAGGAACATCATGTGTGCTTTTTTGTCCACAATTACCTTTACATTTTATAAAATCTATATTAAAAAACTTAGAATTTTTATTTATATTTTTAAATAAATCTTTATTAGTACCACCCATTAAATAATAATCTTTTTCCATGTATTTTTCATTTAAATCTTCTATATTATGTAAATTTTTTGTTAAATAATAATCTGTAGATAATAATGGAGCTAATTCTAATAATTGTAAACTTAAATTATTCATAGCTTTATCAAATTCACTATATAACATAGTTGCATCATTAAATTTTTCAATATTTTTAAAAATTAATACATCTTCATCTTTATCATTCTTTAAAGGTTTAGTTATATTTTCTGTTAAAAATTTTGTACTACCTAATGTATCTGAAATTGTAGATGGAACTGTTAAATAATAATTATATACATATAAAGGCCAACCTACTCCTGGTTGAAAATCTAGTCCTTTTTGGCCACATGTTCTTGTTGCACGGCCAATTGTTTGTTTTAAATCAGCAACTGTCATTGATGGTTCAAAAATATGAACATATTTAACATCAAATAAATCTATACCTTCTTTAAAACCACTATCAAATATTATAAATCTTAATTTTTGTCCTTTAATATTACCAGGTCTCTCATTAAATAGTTTTAATAATTCTTTTTTTAATTTTTCATTAAATGTAGAACCATATATTGCATTTGAACATAATAACCCCATATTTTTTTCACTATTAGGAGCATCTATATATAATTTTAATTTTTGAACTCCTGAAACTTTTTTTGCATGAATTACATTATTATATCCTGCTGCTATAAACGCAGATGCAATAATTTTAGCACCATGACCACCTTCTTTAACATCTGAAAAAATAAAATGTTTAAATTTATGTCCATGATTTTTTTGATCAATAGAATCTAAATTTTCAATATTTTTCATTAATTGAATTATTTTTGGAGATGCTTCGCCAACATCATCTAAGAATTTTTTAGGACTAAATATTGATTTATCAAATTTATGATAATTTGCAATTTTGCTAAAATTTGCTGTTTTACGCATACAGCTAAAAATTTTAGCACGATTTTTCTTTGTTACTTTTATTTTTTTTTCAGGTACTCCACAAAATTTTTCATCTTTTAAACAATCTCTTAATATTTGCAAATTTTCTTGATAAATTTCTGGTGTTATATTTGGATCATGATCAGGATGATCACTTTTATCAGGATGATTTATTAAAATCCATTTTTTTACATCTTCTTTATTATATAAATTAAATTTACACATAACTTCTTGACATTTTGACATATTTAACTTAATATAAGTAAATATTATATTAAGTTAAATATTATTATATTATTAACTAATGTATTAATGTATTAATGTATTAATGTATTAATGTATCTAAAAAACTATTTATTATAAAATCATTTTCATAAATTTCAATAGAAAAATGATCTAAATCTTTTATTATAGTATGATATAATTTATAATTTTTTAATTTTTTTAAACATTTTTTTTGAAATTTTAAACTATAAATACTATCTTTAGAACCACTATATATGTATATTGGTGTTTTTGTGTTTTTTTTTAATTTTATATATTTATCCATATAAATAGATTTTATAACAAATAATCCTCCAATATTTCGTGGTAATTTATTTAAAATATTAAACAATAATGTTCCACCTTGAGATATTCCTATTATATAAATTTTTTTAAAATTCTTTAAATTATATGCTTCATTGTAAACTATATTTACAATATTCATACATGATTTTTCAAAATCGTCTACACTTATTTTATCTATTTTATTAATATTATCATAACATGTATAATAATTATACCAAGATTGAATATTATCTAATTTATTATTTGGATAATCTATATCCATAAGTGATGCTTCTGGAAAAATAAATTTAATAGTTTTAAAATTAATATTATTATTTTTAATATTTTCAAAATAAGATAAAAAATCATTAAAATAACAGGCATCACAATGCATTGGATGTAACATTATAAATGTAAATTTATGAGATTGTGAAGGAGTAATTATTTTACAATTTTTATACATTAAATTATATTATATTAATATTATTAAATGTATAAAATTGATATTTATAATTTAAAATTATTTATATCTTTAAATTATAAATATTTTTAATGAAAGCACAAAGATGTCAATGTAAAAATATTACTAATAATAAAATTTGTTCACATAAATCAAAAAATTTATTTAGTATAAATAACAAAAAATATTGTACATTACATATGAATTATTATATGTATAAATATGCTACCAAAATACAATCACTTTATCGAGGTTATAAAAAAAGAAAATATTTAAATAATATTTATATTAAACTACCAGATGATATACAAAATCATATTTTATATTTTATAACAAAAGACTTTTATATAGAAAAATTAAATAATAAATTAGATTTATTAGTTACTAATAAAATTAATAATTATATAGTTGATTTTAATAATAAATTAAATATTGATAACAATTTACCATTTAGTTTATTAACATATCTTGCAAATAATCAAAAAAATATATTGCATATTTATAAATTATTTATAAAATATGAATCTATTTTAACCTATAAATCTATCTTACATAATAACTTAGTAAATAATCTAGAAAAAATGCATACATTATTAAATTTTTATGAAAATAAAATATTTAATGCACATAGCAATCATATTTTTGAATTAACTAATGTACTATATTATAGACTTGATTATATAATGAATCCTAATACAAGTTTAAGTAGTCAATCATAATAAACTAAGGAAACCTAGGTTTCCTTATTCATATTAGTCCACTTCTTCCATTTTTGATTCTTCTTCAACTTCAGCGTCTAATGGCGGAAGTTCTTCTTCTACTTCATCTTCATCATCATCCAATGAAAGACCTAGTTTAATCATGCGATTAATACGATTTACAAATGTAGATGGTTCTTCAATACTAAAGCCACTATTAATAAGTGAAGATTCAAATAAAAGATTTACAAGATCTTTTAGTGTACTATCATTTTCATCTTTAGCATGACGCTCTTTTAATGCTTTAATAATGCTATGTGATGGATTAATTTCCATTGTTTTTCTAGACATCATATAAGAACTCATATTAGAATCACGAAGTGCTTGAGCTTTCATAATGCGCTCCATATTAGCTGACCAACCAAATTCACCAGTAACTAATACACATGGCGAATCAACAACACGCTCACTTAATACAACTTTTTCTACTTTGTCACCTAAAATAGTTTTAATTTGTTGAGTTAATGGTTTAAACTCATCCATTAATTGTTCCCAACATTTTTTGTCTTCTTCCGATTCATCAAATTTAAGTCCTTCTTTTGTTACGCATACAAGAGATTTACCATCAAATTCTTTAAGCTGCTGAACACAATATTCATCAATAGGATCAGTTAAATAAAGAACTTCATAATTATTTTTTTTACATTTTTCAATAAATGGAGAATTTTCTACTGCTTTTTTACTTTCTCCTGTAATATAATAAATAGATTTTTGGGATTCTTGCATTCTTTCAATGTATTCTTTAAATGTTACCATATTGTCGTCTGATTTTGTAGAATAAAACATAAGTAGATCAGAAAGTTTTTCCCTATTAGCAGAATCTTCATGAATACCTAATTTAATATTTTTACCAAATTGTTCATAAAATTTCATAAAATCATCTTTGTTTTCTCTAATTTCTCCAAATAATTCAATACATTTTTTAACAAGATTTTTCTTAATTACTTTAAGAATTTTATTTTGCTGAAGCATTTCACGTGAAATATTTAGTGGAAGATCTTCTGAATCAACAACACCCTTTACAAAACTTAACCATTCAGGAATTAAATCTTCACAATTATCAGTAATATATACACGACGTACATAAAGTTTAATATTACCAGATTTTTTTGTTTTAGATTCAAATAAATCAAATGGAGCACGTTTTGGAACAAATAATAGTGATGTAAATTCAAGCTGACCTTCAACTGAAAAATGCTTTACTGCTAGATGATCTTCCCAATCATTAGTTAATGATTTATAAAATGATCCATATTCTTCAGCACTTATTTCTTCTGGCTTTCTTGTCCAAATGGGTTTTTGTTTATTTATTAGTTCAAATTCATTATGTACTTCTGTAACAGTTTTTTTAGATTTTTCTTTTAAATCAGCATTTTTTTCTTCATCTTCTTCCACTTCTTCAATTTTTGGTTCATCATTATCTTTTGTATCATCACATTTACTACAAATATCTTCTTCTTCCTCTTCCTCTACTTCTTTTGTGGTTGTTTTTTCTACATAAAGACTAATTGGATAATTAATAAATTCTGAATGTTTTTTTACAAGATCTTTAACACGCTGTTCTTCTAAATATTCAAGTTGATCTTCTTTTAAATAACAAGTAATTTTTGTACCACGACCAAGTTGTTCACTAGAATCATCTTTTTTAACAGTAAATGAACCGCCTGCACTCGATTCCCATACATATTGCTCATCATCATTATGTTTAGAAGTAACTACAACACGATCTGCTGCTAAATATGCCGAATAAAATCCAACACCAAACTGACCAATCATATTAATATCGCCACCTGATTGCATTGCTTCCATAAACCCTTTTGTACCCGATTGTGCAATAGTTCCAAGATTAGTAATCATTTCTGCTTTTGTCATACCAATACCCGAATCTACAATAGTTAAAGTATTATTTGTTTTGTCTGGAATAACACGAATATATAAATCAGAATTAGAATCTAGTACAGATTTATCAGTTAGTGATTGATGACGAATTTTATCTAATGCATCTGACGAATTTGAAATTAGCTCACGTAAAAAAATTTCTTTATTTGAATAAAATGTATTAATAATAAGTGACATAAGTTGATTAATTTCAGCCTGAAAAGCAAATGTTTCTACATTAGAATCTTCACTCATTATACAATATTTTTATATATCATATTGATTTTAAATTATTTTAAAAAATATTTTAAAAAAAAATTTTTTAAAATATTTATATATATAATAATTAAAATGTGTTTTTCAGCGGAAGCATCATTAACTGCTTATGTTTTAGGATCAATTGCTTCTTTATATTTATTAATTAATGGAGATAATTATGATAAACATATTGGTTTATATTCATTAACATTTATTCAAATACAATTAGTAGAATTTTTAATGTGGATTGATCAAGATTGTAATAAAAATATAAATCATTATGCAACAATTTTTGCAGAATATATTGTAATTTTACAACCATTAAGTATTATACTTGGTGCATTATTATTTAAAACAACAAATATATCAAATAATTTACTATATATATTTTTATTAATTTTTATAATTTGGTTAATAAATTATAGTAAAATTTTTGCTTATAATAAAAGAAAGTTATGTTCAAAATCAATAAATAATGGTTACTTAGAATGGGATATTATTAAAAAATATAATTTATTTGGTTATAGTATTTATTTTATTTTTGTGTTTTTAATATGGCTATTTGTAAAAAATAAAAAAGGATTAATTGTATTAATATTTACTATGTTTAGTTTATTATTTGGATTAAATAATAATTATAAATTTAATTTTGCTCAATGGGAATCTAAATGGTGTTTCTTTGGTGTTTTATTACCTTTTTTAATTATAATTTATAATAATATTAACAAATTTTTAAAAAAATAAATATAGGAAGGATCATAAGGAAACCTAGGTTTCCTTAGTTCATAAACTTAAATACTTTTTCCATTAAATCATTATAATAATTATTTTCAATAAATAAACTAGTATTTGTTTCCTCATTACCATCAATTACTAGTACTTTACCTGATTCAATTTTATCAGGAGTATTTAACCATACATCATGATAATAATGACAATCATGTAAATAACTTAAAGGAATATTTTCACCTGATCTAGCACGTTTTAAAACTCTTTTTTCACAAATTTCTGGTAATGTTCTAATATAAACAGTTTTAATATTTTCAATTACATCACTAAATTCATTAAACCATTTTGAATAAATGAGAAATTCTGTATTACTCATTTTTTTATAATCATAAAGCATTTGTGCAAATACATTTTTATCTGTATAAATAGAACGTTCTGTGAAAATAATATCATAATCTTCTTTTAATGCATTTCTAAGTAAACTAAGACGACTAATATAAGCCATCATTTGAAATTGAAATGCATAATCTTTATTGTTATTATAAAATTTTTCAATAATATTTTTTCCATCATTAATATCTACTATTGATTCCCATTGATTTACAGGTTCATCTAAGAAACAAATCTTATAATGATATGTTTTAAGATTACAAAACTTAGGAAAATGATGTTCAAAATAATGAACTATTGTGGATTTACCAGAACCAATATTTCCATCAAATGAAATAATAATTGGCTCTTTTTTTAATGACATTTATATATATTATTTAATAATATATATAAAAAAAAATCAATTTTAATATTTATTATGGTTAAAATAAATAATAAAAACTTTAAATTTAATTGTTTTACACACTATAATGTTGTTAGTCTATTATTTTGTATTTATTATAATAATTATCATAATTTATATGCAATAACTTGTTGTTGGACTTGGTCTATTTTTTTTACATTTAACAGTGCAATTTTATATGACAAAGATGCATATGTAAAAATAAGAAAAAAAATAAATTGTAATTTTATAGAATTTCATATTGGTAATTTTATATTACATAGTGTACCATGCATTTATATATATTTTTATCCTCCTGTTATTGTTAATTATTATCATTCTTATATATCATTATTATTAGAATATTTATGGGTTTATATTTCAACAAATAGAACCATGGATTTAAGTGATATTTATGCTAACTTTTCAAAAAAAAATATGATAAGATTATATTTAACCTCTACTTTAGCATCATTAATAGCACCTACATATTATAAAATTAAATATTAATGCACCATAGAGGGTCTTCATATTGCATATTATTATTACCAAAATTCATTATATAACCAGTTGTATCCTCCATATGATCATCTTTATTAAAATTGTTGATTAAAATTGTTATAGCAATTTTTAACCCTTCTACTCTAGTAATCATATTTTGCTCAACACAAAAATCTGGATTAGAGCAACCATATGGACAACCACTTGGTTGATCTTCTGTTAGATTATCTGGAAGTTTCATCATATTAATCAATATTTTAAAATGTTCAAGCAAATTTTTAGTACTACTAACTCCATCTACTAAATTCATTCCACTATAACGTAAATACCTATTGTGATCACTAAATCGTACTTTTCTAAGAACATTTGCAATAGCTTGTTCTACAATTGAATTAATTAGTTTCTGTTTTTTTTTCTCAACTGAAATAAAAGGCATTATAACTTGAGTAGTATTTTTTATTTAATCTTATATTAATCTTTTAAAAATCTATCTTTTAAAATCAATTTTTTTTATCAAGTTTTAAAGTATTTTTTAAATATAAAAAATAAGAAGCAGGTAATGCTGCTACTATATCTCCAAATGTATCTCTAATATCTTCTTTAAAATAGTCAAATTTTTTAAAACTATTAGGTATTAAAATATTTTCAATAAATTCCCATCCAAAAACAATATACCAAAATTTATAATTACTTAGTTTATATGGATAAAATATTATTATTAAATTAGTATTTAATATATGAATTAAAAACCAATAGTCTATTATTATAAAATTATTTTCATATAATTTATATGTAAAATCAAAATTTAAACTAGTTAAATATTTAACTACTAAAAACCCTGATAATGGCATAAACCCATAATCAATAATTAAATTATTATATTTCATTATTTTTTAAATTATATTGTTATATTGTTATATACTATTTAATAAATTATTAAATAATTTAAAGATTTATAACTATAATTATTTATACATTAATAATTTAATATATGCATTATGCAAAGAGTTATTAAATATTAAATGTATATTTTTTATTTTAGCGGGGTGGCGCAGTGGATAGCGTGCCGGGCTCATAATCCGGAGGTCGTAGGATCGAAACCTACCCTCGCTATATTTTGCATTGGTGCCCGAGCGGTCTAAGGGGTACGACTCAAGTTCGTATGGCGAAAGCCTCGTGGGTTCAAATCCCACCCAATGCATTTAAAATAATATATTTAATTAATAAATATTAAATATATTATTAATTTTACAAAAAATAATATATTTAAATTAACATCCACCTCTTAATCTAAGTACAAGATGAAGAGTTGATTCTTTTTGTATATTGTAATCTGAGAGAGTTCTACCATCTTCTAATTGCTTTCCTGCAAAAATAAGACGTTGTTGATCAGGTGGTATACCTTCTTTATCTTGAATTTTTGCTTTAATATTATCAATTGAATCAGATGGTTCGACTTCTAAAGTAATTGTTTTTCCTGTAAGTGTTTTAACAAAGATCTGCATATATTATATATAAATATAATAAATTTTTTAAATAACTTTTAAAATTATTATAAAAAAAATATTTTATATTTTATATTTTATATTTTATATTTTATATTTTAATGAAATTCAGTTCTTTGACGTTTAATAACTGGAATTCTTAAATTATTAATACTACTAACATGATCAATATTTGTGTTAATGTTATTGTTAGTTTCAGGTTGAGACAACGTTCTTTCAACATTTGTAAATCCCGCCTCACCACTGCTTGAATGACGTCGTGCTGCAGATGCCGCCGAACGATATGCAGATAATACATTTTCAGTATCTTCATCATAGTTTAATGCTTGTGAAGAATCAATTCCAAATTTACTTGCTTCAAAAATTGCATCTTGATTTGCAGCTAAATATAGAATTTTAATATTAAAATTCTTTTCAGCATTTGCAATCATACTTTTAATACTTTCTGAATTATAATTTTTACTACTATTTTCATAACCATCTGTTACAACATAAATTGTACAATAATTATATGCATTTGTATCACTTAATTTTTTTTCCATAAAATAATTCAAAGTATTTCCAATAGCATCTAAAAGTGCAGTTTGTCCTCTAGGTACATATTGTTTTCGCTCAATAGGTTTAACATCTTTTAAATCTAATGATCTAATTAACATATTTTCTTCATGATCAAAGAACTTAATTGATACCTTAATATTAGTATTATCTTGATCTTCTTTTAATACTTCAAAAGTTGAATTAATACCACCAATAGTATCATCTTCTTTACCTGCCATTGAACCTGAACGATCAATAATAGCAACTACTTCATGAATATTATTAGCAATTTCCATATTATTAAGAGTTTCCATATTATATTATATTACTTATTTTTATAAATAAAATAAAATGTTTAAATCAATTTTTTTTAATATAAAAAATTTAATTTTATATTTAAATAAAATTAAAACATTCTTCTGAGCAATAGTAAAATGGTCCTAACTTATTATAAAAATTTATATTATATTTTTTATTACAAGTATGACAAGATATATTTAAATTATTTAATATAATATTAATTATATCATCACATAAATATAATTTATCCATTTTTTATCTACTTAGTATACTAATTTAATAATTTTAAATATTATTTTTAAACTATAAATTTTTCTTGTATTTTTGAGAGAAAATCATTTAAATTAGCCAAAAGAGGATCAGATTTATTATATGTTAATTTTAAAGTATTTCTATTAACATTCGTTTTTTTATCATAAACTAAATAATATTTTGAATTATCTTTATGATTTTTGAGAGAAATATACTTAGGTAAGCTAACTTTATTAGATTCATCTTTTTCTAAGTTATCTGTTTCTATTTTATTTTGTTCTAAAGTATTACTTTCAGATTCATCTTTTTCTAAATTATCTAATTCTAATAATAATTTTTTTATTTGTTCTAATTTTTCTAATAATGTTATTTTATTTGATTTAGATGAAACATACACTTTATGTTTTACCATATTTGGATGTTTTTCTATTTTAAAAAATTCTCTATATAATTTCTTTTCTACATTATAACATTCTTTGTAATAACCTACATATTTAGGTAACATGTTTTGATTTAAATTTTCTGGTAATTTTATTGCATTATATTTACGCTCTCGTTTTTCATTTTCTTTAATTATTAATTCATTTATATTGTTAGCCATTATTAACTTAAATTATTAAAAATAATTATTTTAAATAAATATTTTAAATTTAAATATGTTTATTATATAATATTAATTATGACTGAAGAGAAAATTACTATAAAGGTTTTCAGTTGTACAGATCTTTCTTCCGCCAACAACTATAGTAAAGGCGCCGAACCACATGTAGAATTGACAGTGGGAGGTAAAGTAGAGAAAACTGAAACATATAAAAAAGATGGCGAAGATGGTTTGAATCCTAAATTTAATCAAACATTTACATTCAGTTTCCCAAAATTATCAAACCCTGATCTAATAGTAAAAGTATTAGATGAGGACAAAGGCCTAGTGGGGAGGGAGACTAGTTACAACTTAATGTGTAAAAAAACTATATCATACAAAGAGCTCACAGAAAAATATTTAAATGGAAAACAACACACCATTGAGCTCGAAAAAGCAGATGGTACTTTAACTGATGCCAAAATTACTTTAGAATTTAAAAAAGAATCACCACCAGTAGAAGAAAAAGCTGTAGTACCACAACCAGAAGATTCATTTGTAGAATATGATCCAAATGCAGAAGAAGTTGCACCTGGAGAAGCTGCACAGGAAGAAGATGAACCGGAAGAAGCTGCACAGAAAGAAGTTGCACCTGGAGAAATTGCACCTGGAGAAGCTAGACGTGAAGAAGATGAACCGGAAGAAGCTGCACAGGAAGAAGCTGCACAGGAAGAAGATAAACCGGAAGAAGCTGCAGTATTGAATTCACATGAAGTTGCTGGAGCTATTTTTACCGCGATAAATGATCATCCTAATGTAAGTAACTCAGTAATTAAAAAGTTATTAGAATTGTTACAAGGTACAAATACAGGAGATAACAAAGTATCATCTGTTATAGGTGGTAATTTAAATTATAAGTTAAATAAATTAAAATCAATAAGTAAAAAAAATAAAAAAAATAAAAAAAATAAAGTAACTAAAAGAAAACTAAAAAACATAAAAAAAAATAAAAAAAATAAAAAAAATACTAAAAAAATAAATCTAAGAAATACAAGAAAAAGATAAATTATTTTAATCCAGTTAGTTCGCGATTTCTAATATATTTAAATTTATTATTATATATTTTTAAATAAGAGTCAATACATTTATTACAACATGTAAAATATAAAAATGAAAATTTTGGAATATTTGAACCAAAATCATTAAAATCTTTTATAATCATTGTATTTTTAAATATTCCAATATCATGGCCTAAATATTCATCTTCATATGGAAGAAGCATATAATCTATTATAAAAT